ATCGCTGACCCACCTTGGCAACACGCACCGGACAATTACGGCCTTGGTGGCAATCTCCATACTCGTCACAACAGTTCATGTCGGCACTCCTTCGAGTTTGGGTAGCACGGTCACGCGCTTGTTGACAAACTGGGTGTTGGCGAATTCCAGCGCCCGCTCCATATCCTTGATGGTAATCACGTCCATCTGGGCGTCATGCAATTCCATCAGGTTCTGAAGCGCCTTGATCTGCTCGGCCGTGGGCACGAACCGCTTGGTGGTCACCGCACGATGGATGATGTTGAGGATCGCCTCGCGCCCGTCAACCGCCACGTCCTTGTACTCGGCACCGAACCCAAGCTGGTACAGCGCCTCCACGATGTTGGACATGGCGACCAGCGTGTCCATGTCGCCCTTGACCGCCGTCCCACGCATGAGCGCCACCATTGCCTCGCTGTTCTTGATCTTGAGGTCAAGCAGATAGCTCTCGTGCTTGGCGACCGGCTTGAGGCTTTCCATGACGTAGCCCATCGTGTCCAGACGCACGCCCTTGGGCCGGTACTTACTGCGCTTACGCACCATTTTTCTCCCGCAGATTGGCTGCTTTTGGCTCATGCGTACAAGCGTCTTCGTACTCCAGCACGTCTTGCATCTTGTAGCGGATCAATCCACCAATCTTCAGGTATCGACACCCTTGTTTCAGTGACCTGTCGCGCTCCAATGTGGCTTCGCTGATCTTCCATCGGAAGGCCAACTCCTCTTGTGTCATCAGTTGCTCGCTCATTGCGGATTCTCCTCATCGTCAAACGCCATATCCGGGTGCGGTATGTCGTCATGCACGATCACACCATCGACGGCCTCGATGAATTTGCTACAGACCACGCAGTAGTAACCTTCACCCATTGTTCTTCTCCTCTTTGATCGGCTCACTCACAATGCGTCCACAAATCTTGCAGTTTTTGTGGAAGTAGCCGTTGTAAATCCAGCCGCTACGCGCCCCAAGGTGGCCCGTCTTTTCACAAAGCCACATACAAAATATGTATAACCACGGTTGATTCATGCGTTCTTCTCCCGCAGCTTGGCTTCGATGGCTTGAAAGTCGGCAAGATGAATTGAGATGCCGCAGCGGTCTTGAAGGTCAATCATTTCTTCCTCCGTCAGCCCCACCCACTCACGGCGCGGCTGCGGCTTGGTGTAGACCGCAACCGTTCCTTCTCCGCTGTACCCGTAAAGCGGCACGTTGTTCAGGATCAGCCTAGGCGGCTTAATCTGTTCCAGTGCATCAGCGGGGATGTATGCCACCGGCTCCTGCTCCGGCTGCGCCAGCCTCTCGCGCAGCGCGGTGATGGCAACCGCAATTTCTTTCCCAGTGCTTGTCTGGTCGTGTATGTAGCCGGTGGCAGACTCCAGCGCCTCCAGCGCCTGCTGCATCAGTTCGCGGTCGGTCATGTCAGCGCCTTCCATTTGGTCTTGGGTTCATTGGCTCTTTGCACGTAGAAGTGAATCAAGAAATTGAAAATCTGCGTGTAGGTCATGTCGATCCCGGTGTCCTGACGAATGCGATCTCTGATCAGGTCGATGTCTTGACTCACTGGAATCGTGATGCGCTTGGCTTTGGGGTCGATCAAAACGGTGCCTCCGGTGCTTGTTGACGTTGCTGCCGTTCGTACTCTTTGATCTGCTCCGGTGTCCACGGCACCGGACCACCGGGGGGAGGAAAGGGCCATGTCACGACTGCTCCTCGGTGGCTTTGTGCAGATAGACCGTCAGACGCTTGATCTTGGCCTCGTGGAACTTGCACATCGAGTCGGCATACTCACGGGCTGTCTGGGCCTCCAACAGCCTGCGCTTGGACTCCTCCAGTTCCCGCAGCGCGATGACCTCGGCGCTCGGCGTCACGTAGATGTTCTTCACCCATTCATACAGTTCACGGATCACGATTACTCCTTTGGTGGTTGATGTGACACAAGTGTATCACACTTCTTTGACGAACACACCTTCTTTTGTGAGGTAGCCTTTGCGGTCCTTGATCTCGTTGTAGGCACCCTTGAGGCAGTCCACCAGATTGATGTCCAGCACCGCGCACACCATGATCAGTGTGACCACGATGTCACCCACAGCGTCCTTGGTTTCCTCGATGTTCTTCTTGTTGATGGCCGCAAGCAACTCGGTTGTTTCTTCGAGGGTCTTGATGGCCTGCGACATCGCGGTGGCGTTCTGCACGATGCCACGGGCCTCGCCCCACTGCACTACTTTCATCTCGACTTCTGCGTAACTCATGTTCATACTCCTTTGGATTGACGATATTGTTTGACTGCGTTGCGCAGCCCTGCTTGTGTTGTGGCCTTCTCGTCGAGGGCCAGTGCTTGCGCTTGATCCAGCGTGTTCTGCATCAGGATGCGGTGGCACATGACCGGGGCACCCTGACCCTGACGGCGCACCCGGGCGTTGAACTGCTCGTACAAGTCCAGCGACCAGTTGAGGCCATACCACACGAGGATGTGGCCGTTCTTCTGGAGGCCGTCGATGCCGTGACCCATGCTGGCCGGGTGGCCGATCATCAGTTGACAGTCGCCAGTCTTCCAGCGGTGCATGGCGTTTGTCAAAGAGGCCTCGCTCTTGCACTCGGTCAGGTTGATCGGGCGCAGCGCCTTAAACCGGGTCATGATGCGCTCGGCGTCACTGCGGTACGCATAGGCGCACAGCACTGGCGACCCCTGCGCTTCGTCGAGAATGTCCTCCAGCGCGTCCAGCTTCATGTCATGCACCGGCTCCCACAGCGGCATCCCGGCAATCGGGTACATGGCACCGTTGGAGAACTGCAAGCACTTGTTGGTCAGCGCCGCTTGGTTAAACGCCTCGACTTCCTTGCCGCTGTCCAGCACGAGGAAGAACTCCTTCTCCAGCCTGTCGTACTTGGCCCGCAGATCGTCGGGCATCTCGATCTCCACGTTGTTCACGATGAGATCAGGCAGCGGGTTGTAGTCCTCGGCCGACATCTCCAACGTGATGTCACCGATCAGTTTCTTGATTGTGTCCTCGGTGTCCTCATACGGCACCTCTTTGTATGGCCCCACCTTGCGGTAAAACCGGGTGCGGAAGGCCGTCTTGCTGGTGCCCAGGCGCTCACCCTTGTCCACCACGAGGAACTGGCCGTGCAGGTCTTTGTAGCCGTTGCTGGCAGGCGTCCCGGTGAGGCCCGTGGTCCAGTCGAACTGGTCCGCGATCTTGCGAAACGCCTTGACCCGGTTCGTGCTGGAGTTCTTCATCTTGCTGATCTCGTCCCAGATGATTCCGTTGAACGGCATCGGGCGATCCTTCTTGACGAAGTAGGTCTGGAGCGTTTCAGCGAGCCAGCCGAGGTTCTCGTAGTTGATCATGTACACGTCAGCAGGTCGCAGGAGAGCGCGGGTGCGCTGGTCCTTGGTGCCCGCGACCATGCTGAACCGCAGGTGCTTGGTATGCTCCCACTTCGCAGCCTCCTGCCGCCACACCAGTCGGATGACTCGGATCGGGGCCACGATGATCACGCCGCGCAGGAAGCCGGTGTTGATCAGGTGCGAGAGGCTGGTCAGCGTGATGACGGTTTTACCCAGACCCATGTCCAGCCACAGCATCGAGTGTGGGTGGGTGCATTGGAAGTTGACTGCCTTTTTCTGGTAGTCGTGTAGCAGGTCAGGCGTCAGCATCTTTGACCTCGCATGTGAAGCCGCAGTCGGCAGGCATGTCCACCTTGAACCGCCCGCGATTGGGTGCCAACTGATCCAAATAAACCGGGCCGTTCTCGTCCTTGTTGACGGCGTGACCGATCAATCTTTCCAGCGTCGCCATCTTGTCGAATCGTTCTGGAAAGTCCTTGCGAATCTTGTTCCAGTAACCCATCCCCCCCTTCACGCAACCGATGCAGTTGTTGTTGGAGTAGCCAAGTTGATACATGATTGGCAACCGCAGCCCCAGTCGCGTCAGGTGCGCGTAGCAGTCTTGCTTGGTGACACCGTTGTCGATCAAGATGAAGTCTTCTCGCACATCGTTGTTACCGTCAATAAACCGATCTGCACGGTCTTGTTCTTCGACGGTGTATCCGAACACTTGAACATCACCGGGTCGCTGGTACGCTTTACGCATGTCTTTCTTCAGGATCATGGTGCAAGGTGCGCCGTATTGATTTTTGATGAACCCACGCTTTGCGAACACTTTGTAGATCGACCCCTCGTGTTGTTCATCCATGATGACCTTGACGGGAATGCCAGTCACACGGGTGAAGTCGTCAAGGAATCGCAAGTTGTCTTCGTGTTCTTCGACCACACGGCAATACACCGCTTCAATCTCGCCGTACTTGACGGCGGCAAGGATGGTGGCAACCGCACTGGCGGCACCACACGAAAACCACGAAATAACTCTCATACCGTTCCCATTACCATTACGTCAATCATTACTTTGCCCTCGTCGATGTTGTCGATCACGAAGACGTTTACCTTTTGCTGTCTGAGTCGGTGGTGTTCCCGGGCTTGAGCGTCTGTTGGCTTTTTTCCCGCAGCTTTAAATTCACAGAAGAACACACGGCCATCTTGGGTGATGAACATGCGATCAGGCACAGCAGCCCGTGCGGGGCTGGTGAACTTGTACGCAAGCAGACCCTTGGATTTGGCGTAATCGCAGACTTTGGCTTCAATCTGTTTTTCCAGCATTGCACTCTCCATCTAGTTTGCGGTTTTCCAGCTCAATGAGCAACTCGATGTAGTGCTTGGCCTTCTCCAGATCAGCGATGCCGTTCTTCTTGCGCCAGCGTGAAACGTACTTGATCACGTTGCCCTCAAAGTACCCCAGCGCGTTGGCATAAATGTATTCGACGGGTTGAATCGGCAGGTCTTTGTAGTGGTTGCCCGCCACTTGTTTGCTCAGTGCTGTCATTCTGTTCCACTCCTCAAGTTCTTCAATGGTTACCTCAGTTGTCATGCCAAGCCCAGACATAGCTTCTCCACTTCTCTGACGTAGTAATCAAAATCGACAGGCAGCTTGCCCGCCTCCTTGATGTCGTTGCAAGGCTGGACACCCCAGCCGGACTCGACACCGATCTTGCGCCACTCGGTCTTACCCTTGAGCGGCGGCATCCACTTGAACAGACGGCCACCACCTTCAGCAATGTAGTAGCGCGTGATGTTCTGCAACTGCTGGGGCTGCTGACCGTCCCACTCGATTGCCAGATAGCTGGAGCGCGGCACCTTGGTGCGCAGCATGAAGTCCATGATGTCGGGCCACTGCTGCACGGTCTGCCGGATCGGCGCACCCTCGACTAGCACCTTCTCGGCCACCTTGGGGATCACGAGGCCACCGGCGTTCTGGTGCCAGCCAGCCTTCCACTCGTAGGCACCCTTGCGCTTGGTGCTGCCATCCTCGAACACGCCGATGTAGTTGTTGACATCGCGGATCATCATGGCCTTGTAGATGGCTTCCTCAAGGTTCAGACCAGTGCGCTCCTGCCACGCCATGCGGGCCAGATCGACCAGTACCTTGTGGCTGCGCGGCACCCGCACGGTCAGGCCGTCTGTGTTCACTTGGATCAGGCGAAGCCCGGGGATCGTAATCAGCCCTTCGGCCAGCAGGCACAACAGCAGTTGCCCGTTGAGCGTAATGCTCATGGTGAACAGCGGGTCATAGAAGACAGAGAACTGGTTGTTGCTGTCACCGTAGACGCCGTTGAGCGCCAGCTTCAACATGGCCGACTCTGCGGACTTCTTGGGGTACTGCTTGCGCTGCTCGAACAGGTGCTTGTAGATGGCGACAAACTCTTTGCCGAGGTGGGCCGGGTGGAACCCATTCGTGATTGCCAAGTTCGGATAGTACGAAGTGACATCGAGGTCCACGATGACGTGTTCAGAATCCGACTCGATGATTTCCGACTCGACGGAGCCGTGGATGCCGCCGAGGCCAAACACAAAAGTGAATCCATTGATGGTTGCGGTCAGGTCAGTGAAGACCCCTTTGGTTTCTGTGATCGACTGCTCCTTGAGCCAACCCAGCACACGATTGAACTCAGGCTGCTGGAACTGAATCCACGGCAGGATCGCGTCTTTGAGATGGATCACCGGGCGCTTGGTCTGCCGGGGTGTGCGACCCTTGTCGCCGTAGTCGTAGCAGGCGACACCAGCTTCTTCCAGCTTCATGACGAAATAGTCCTTGCCGATCTTGGTGTCGTTGTAGTTGAGCCAATCGCGTCCGGGGAACTTGCGCGTCAGTTCCTCGCGGAAGTGCAGCATGTCGAGGCTCTTGTGATAGAACGCCTTGGTCTGCGCCACATCGTGCTGGTTGTACTTCTTGAGCACTTCAACCTGCTCACGGGTCAACGTGGTGCCCACCTTGAACGGCAAGTCCTCGATGCTGTCGGAGCGCATGTTGAATTCCAGCACCTTGAGACTGGTGGCGCGGGCCTTGTTGTCGAAGTGGTGAATCTTGAACAGGTCGATCTGGGTCACGAACTGGTCAGACGGCTTGACGAGGTGCATCCACCTGCTGCCATCCTCGTCCTGCGATCCAATGATCGCCATCGCCTTTTGGTACAGCGTGGCAGCATCGGCCTTGCCCATGCGGATCAGGGTGTGTAGCACCGGGTAGTCGAACCCGAGGTTGTTGAAGCCCACCATGCGGGCGTCGGTCTGCTTGAGGTAAGTCAGAAACTCGATGATCTCGCGGGAGTCGTTGCGCCAGTCGCTGATCTCAAACATCCAGCGCAACGGGGCGTCGGCATGTTCCACCGCCAACGTGAACACGTTGGGGAATGTTTCGATGTCGAACACATAGTCGTTACTCATTACGGTTACTCAGGTAGGTGGAGGCTTCGATTTGGGTTTCGACAAGCCGCAGAAGAAAGCCAGAAAACTCTGCGGGTCACCATCCTCGAATGCTGGCTTAACAGCCCCCGAAACATTAACCCTGCATAAAAGGTGGCAGGCCCATCGGCATGGCAGGAGCAACAGGAGCAGCAGCCGGGGCGAACATGCCAGCAGGAGCACCAGCCACAGCGCCGAACAGGTTCGATGCGTCCACGGCACCTTCGCCAAACGGTGTGTCATCACCGGCAAACTGTACGGCAATCAGGTCGCAGCGGATGCCACGGCCGTGTTTGTTCTCTTGCAGCCACGGCTTGACGGCAGCGTTGACTCGGCAACCACCATACATCTTGCGGGCAAGCTGCTGGTAGGCCATCGTGTTGGCTGGGTCGATGGGGGAGCCATCGGCTTGGATCATCTGCGGCTGCGAGTCGCGGCCAGCGGTGATGAACACATGACCGGCATAGCCATCGTAGGGCTGGAAGGTCTTCTTGTTGACCTTTTCCTCGCCACGACCAAAGCAGCGCAGTTTGCGGTCATTCTGGATCATGCCCATGACTGTCTGGGCATGTTCTTTCCACTTCTCCAGTGCCATCGCACCATACTTCTGCATAAACTGCTGGAAGCCAGCGTGATCGAGCGGCATGATGAACTCGCAGTTGTACGAGATGCGCTCCTTGCCGGTCTGTTCGTTGACCTGCTTTTGAGGTTCGGCGAGGTGGGGGAAAGACAGACGGACGTTACTCAGAAAAATGATTTCAGACATTACGATTACTCCAGTTTAAGAAAGCCACGAGGGCAGGGATTCGGCAGCGGGTGCTGCTTCTACTGCACTGAACATCGGTGCAGCATTCGTGATGACAGCGGGGCGGCTGTCAGATTCAGGGACCACGGTCAGCTTGCCAGCCAGCTTGGTGACGTACTCCTGATCCATCCGCTTGAGTTGGCGGTCGGTCAGGGACACCTTGGTGCCGTCACGCTTTTCCCACGTCAGCTTCTCAGCTTTGGCGGGGGACACGAGTTTGGTTTCGTAGATCGCGGTCTTGGGGATGCCCATCTTGACCAGCTTCTCGGCCATCTCCTCCTCGGGTAGCGCCCAAGCACGAGAGCCACGACCGTGGACCAGCTTGAGGCCGGGGATCGGGGTGCCTGCCTCCAGACGGCGCAGGGCTTCCTTCTCAACGGCTTCGAGGAGTTGGCGCATGA